CCCTCTATTGCATCTTGTCCTTTTTCAACTAATGAATAAAAGTTTTGTCTTTGATATTCAAAATCATTTTTTTCATTGTCTGTTTTCACAACAGTTTTTGGTTTATCTTCTACCTTCATTATTTGTTCACCTATCAATGTTTCATCTAATATATTATTTACTTTAGACATTATTTTGATAATCCATACAAACTAAATGTTCCATCTGCAATATTTCCACTACTAAAACTCCATTCCATAAAATTAATAACAGAAGTATTTTCAAAATAATATCCGTCTTGACCACAAAAATCACTATTGTTAGATTGTTCAAGAATATAATGATTCTCTATTGCTAAATAAGAATTAGAATCTCTCATACCAGAAATACGATAAGTTCCTGCCGCTTGATGGTTAGCATCATTACCCAATCCATATGAACTGTTGGCATAATCACTTGGTGTTTGAGCATTACCACCAGTGCTAGCAGAACCTAATCTTGTATAATGATAACCATAATTAAAAGTTCCAGTTAAAAAAGAATTTCCATTATCTGTTGAATATCTTGACCTAAAAGTTGCTCCATCAGAAACTGGTTTTAAACCCTCATATTCAAGGATATATTTACTATAAGTATCAGTAATAAGTGAACTATCAAAAGTTACAGTTGCTGTAGCTGATGTAACATCAGTTGTATTTAACAAAACCAACCCACCAGCACTTCCAAATTCAAATGCATTTCCAGCATCATTAACTTTAAGTGCAGTACCACCAGAACCTAAAGTATTAATATTAAATAATCCAACTTTGTCTATGAAAGTATCGTTAAATAATATTCTATCATCTGCATTTGTACTAGAATTATCTGTACCATTTAGTGTTAAGAAATCACCTTTGTTTGCACCAGCACCATCTGTTCCATCTAATATAATAGAATCATTTTGTAAACCCAGTCGTGTGTCTGCATCTATTTTTGCTTTTGATATACTATTACTTGCAATATCAACAGCCTGTATTGATGCATCTGCAATAGCTCTACTTGGTAATGTTCTTATTGCCACTTTATTCTCCTACATTTATTTATCTGTTCCAGACTCAGAATCATAATTTTTCGCATCTGTAAAGAATGATGTAGTTTCATTAAATCCAAAGTTATCATCAAAATCTGCACTAACTGGGTCTGGAGTGACTGCATATCTTTGTTCTCTTTTTGGTGATTTATCTGGTAAATCTGTGTATTGGTCAACTTGCACAGATTTAATAATAGATTGTTTTGTAACTGGGCCATATAGATAAAACTTTGCAGTAAAAGATAATGTGTAGATGATTGCTCTTCTTGATACAAAATCACCTTCATAGTTATCTTCATAATCTATTCCAGTTAACACAATAGGAACATCTCTTTTTTGATTCATATCAACATTATCATTTATCGTGATTGTATATTCTGGTTGAAAAAATGGTAGTATTTGTTCTATGATTTGTAACGCATCATCTCCACTTTTAGACATTACAAATAATTGAAAATCAATATTATAAGGTACTGGCATAAATTGCGTTTCTAATTTTGATTTACTTCCACTACTAACTTTTTTCATTTTAGTAATTCTATTAAGTTTTCTTGCTGGGTCATAAGAAATAGTAGATATCTCAAATGCAATTCTAGGTAAAGTAATTGCAGTTGATTTATTTAAACTTGCATCTTCTCTAATCCTAGTCAAAAACTTTTGTTTAGGGCCGTATGCAAGTGGAACTTTTAATGATTGTGTAACGACACCAGAGTTGTTCTTTTTAACAATCTGAATATTATTAAATATTGTTCCGAATGATACAACCATTTTTCTGATTGTTTCGTGATAAAATTGTTGTCCTAACATTATATCTCCTTACCAGCATCACCAAATGGATTTGACTCAGAAAAATCTAAGATGGTATTATCTAGTCTTTCAAATAAATCATTTTGAGCTTGTTCGTCTTGAGTTTCTATTTTAAAATCTTCATTAATTAAGTAATGATTATCTTCATTTATTGATGATACAGTTGCAGTGTAAACAGTTTGTTTACTTGTAATAACATCATCTTCATTTATCTGTCCGTTTATGTATTCATAGTAAAATTTATTATCTTCAATAAGTTTTATAATTGCAGTTGCACCACTTGTTGTTGTGATAACATCACCCTCTACAAACGCACCAGATTGATTTTTCACTATCATATAATATGTATCTGTTGTTTCAAGTAACACAGATGTTGAACCAAATTGTGTTTCTGTAATTAAATTATCACCAGCATCAGTTCCATCAGAATCTGTTCTATCTAATAATAATAAACTATTATCTTCAAGTGCAATCTCTTCTGTAAATGTTGATGTTTGTTCATAAGTAAATTGATGTGCAAGTGTATCTAAAGTTTCTGAATCGTCAATATTATCGAGTGTAGATATACCAGTGTTTATGTCTTCACTACCGTATTCAAATAATCTGCATTTAAGTTTATATACTGGATTAGAATCTAATTGAAAAAAAGGTTCATCATGGTCAACAAAACTTATCTCAAACATTTTATTTATGACTGGGTGAAAAACTAAATCACCTTCAAGTGGTCTATCTGCATCCGTTACAGAATCTTCTCTTGTAATATATGATGTACCAGCTTCTATTTTTGAATCTAATGTTCCATCTTCTAAAAGAATAGAACCACCAGTTGCACTATCAGTTCCTTCTTCTATTGCAATCTGTTTTGTTAAATCTTGAAATCTTTCTTTATTTACAACAAATGTAATCTCATCTTTTATATCTAAACCAAATTTTGACACAAGTTCTTTTTCACCTTGCAAACCACCGTCTGCATCTTCAACATACATTTCTAATCTTTGAGAATCTTGAAATTTTGCGAGTGAATCTTCACCGAAAACATTATCTTCACTAATTATTGTTCTATTTACATAGAAACAATCGTGTCCAAATATTTGGATAGCTTCTTTGACTAAATCACTATACAAACTTCTTTCTGTCGCAATAGAAGTCTTGTTACCATCGTGAAAAAACTTATTAACTGCCATGGTTTAACCTTTATAATACATTGGTGGCAGTTCAAATGCTAACTGTATCTGTTCCTCTAACTTATTTACTTCTTCAATTGCTTGTGTGTAGATTTGTTCACCATTCATAGTGACACCACCCAACATTGCAACACCATTAAACTTTGATAAGTTTGCACCCCATTGTTTTTTTATAAGTGCAGTTGCATATCTTTTTAAAAACATATCATCATATATGTCTGTAAAAGTATCTGGGTTTAATTTTCTATAACACTCTATTAATAAAAAATCTCCATTGTTAAAATCTTTTTCCATATCTGCGTTAATATATAATCTATTTTGATGTTCTCTAAAATCTATTATATATTCACCAGTTAAAATATGGTCTAGATAATCCAAATGTCTCATAGTCATTTCAAAATGAATTATTGAAGTAGAACTAAAATCGTACAAGTCATTTAATCTTAATTGATATCTTACATCAAATAAGTTTTGTGTGATTTTATCTGTTAGTGGATAAACTTGTATTACTGATAATACAGAGTCTGGGATTGGAATATAATTCTCTTGTTGTAAAAAATCTGCTGTGATAGAACTATCAACTTTATCTGTTGCTGTTACTGCACTCTCGTTACTTCTCATTCTAGTAATTTCAGCTGTAGTAAGTTGATGTTTTAGATATACTCTCTCAATCCCATCATAATGATACTTTGCAAAGTATTGTAGTGCTTCATCTATTCTATCGTCTGCTTGGTCATCAGATACATTAATGTCTATAACACCTTTACCTAATGCTCTCAAACAATAATCTTTAAATGTAGATTTAGAAGTTGGAACTGCCATAATCAATCCTTTTATTATTATTTATAATAGAAAGAGATTATGTTCTTTTTTCTACTCCGTCAAGAGTAAGAAAACCTTTTGCATCATGTCCAGTTCTTACTTCTGAAATTTTTTCATTTTTTCTTGCATGAAAGGACATATTACCAGAAACACTTACTCTGAAACCCTTTTTACCCTTTAGTTCTGATAAATTAGGTTCTACTTCGTGAACTGCCCATGATGGAAACATAATCAATCTGCCTGGAACTGGTGACCAATAAACTTCATTAAGTGTTTCTCTCTTTCTAGGTTTTTCTGGATTGTAAGGAAGTTGAACTGCAACTGCTTGTGCTCTAGGGTCAGAAAACCATATTTGTCCACAATTTTCTGGACACTGTAGATAATAAACGAAACTAAAATGTGAGCCTGGGTGAGTATGATTACGATTGTGAGCACCAAACTGAGAAACATTTGCCCACATATTATCAATAACTGGTTCTGTCTTTGGATTTAAACCTAAAACATCATGTATTTGTTGACCAACTTTTAGTGCTTCTTTACCCATATCAACATACTCTTCTCTAGTATGCATATCTACTGCACTATGCCAACCTCTTGAGTTAGAACGAACAATACCTTTGGTATCGTCATCTCTCCACTTGTAAATATGTTTCAACCATTTTTTATTTCTTTCTTCATAATTTAAAATGTCAATGAAATGAAATAAAGTGGGAAACCACATCTCACCACGAACTTTTCCTCTATCATTTAAAGGTAT